TTCCGATTAAGGAAGAGGAAAACGACCCTTTACTATGAGGTGTAGAGGAGATAAATGATATTTATCATTTATCAAAGGTTCAACCGGAAACGGACTCTGAACTGAGATCCAGAGCTGTCCTTGCAGTCTTTCTGTTACGATCAAATGTAACAACCTCTTTAACAATGAGGACCCATTGGTGTGGGCCAACCTTATTGAAAGAAGAGTACGCTGTTTTAAATCCTTTTGGTGCCCATACATTATCTTAGGTGTACACCCCGACTAATTAATAGCCAGTGCAATACATCCTGTATACATACCATCTTTAGCAGGTCTAATAAAAGAGACCAAAAAGAGACCTTCATTGGAAAATCCCTATCGGTGATCCATTATAAGAAGGATGCCTCGAATGGTATGAGATACAACACCAGGGTGACAGCTGATACCACTGTTAAATGGTAGTCCGTCACCTAGCGACGATACATAGGCAGACATGAATTATATATGAATAATACTAATACTAATAATAATATTTGTACTACTCAATATTAATTATAACGTCACAGATCCAGAGACAGGTAGATACCCCATATGATTATTTACATATGATAAGGTGTCTAATGATTTAATTCTTTCGAAACAAATGAACGAATTATTTCATAGTTTACCTGTCACTAACCAACTTCTGTTAGCTCTTACTTTCTGGTTTAATACTAGGAATTTTTGGTTCCAAGTATTTACCGGTATAGTAAAGAGTCAGAAGGATCTTGTAAATGTAAATTTACAGAGAGATCAAAGGGTAGGATTTCTCGATGGCTTAGTTATTAATAAACAACTATATAAAATAGGTTATTTATTACAGTCTTTTATAATTTCTTTCCTTGGTAATTCTCAGATCTATATATGATCAATATATGTTTTTACTAAATCTATGAAAGAAACAGAATCTCTTTCTCGACATAATAAACTCATACTTTCTTCAAGAAATTGAGGGAAGATTGTTCATTATATATGATCTATTCTAAACATTATGAGTTTACGATTAAACAACATTATAGTTTTAGGGTTATCACAGAAATACTTTTGAATTACATATTTATTAGTATTATGTGGCATCCTTTTAACTCTAACATGTTTAATACTTGTTGTAACACTAAAAATGACTTCGTCACATTTAGTTTCAACTAGTATTCTCATAAGAGGTAAGAATAAAAGTAAAACCAAGGAACGGAACAAAGGATTGCATAACCAAAGGATCAGTATCAAACATCTCAAAATAATATCCAAGATGGTGATGCTGATCTTTAAGGTAGATGCAAAACAACTTACTAGAGTAATTGGAATACTAAACAAGATCCGTCAAGATAATGGAATCATTTATATGTACAAGTATATGAAAAACTCACGTCTTCATATAACTCGTTATATATCTGGTAAACCATTAAAATCTATAACTGGATCTGGTGTTAGTGTAACCAACTACTGACCGACTCGTTTCTTATTTCTTAAAGATTTACTTCGCGATAATAACAGTAAAAGGTACTTATTAAGTATCTTAACTGTGACCAAAGGAATTAAACCGAATAAGAAAGAAAGAAATCTCATTGAACCTTCTTTTTCATCTATTGAAGAAGAATATACAGGAATTAAATATATTATTCCGAAATTCTTCATCAATGTAATGATGAGAAAGTATCACATCAAAGGTGATGATTTAGAACTTCCATCTAACAAGAATCTCTTCTTAAATATGAAGAGTAGTCCTGTTGGTGAAAGTATTCAAAATTCACTTTGCGCTGCACTACTACATCCTCTTAAAATCCATGATCATTTTATGACTCTTATGGTGGAGAGTTATGAAAAGATATTTCTTAAAGCAGTTAATTTTGCTCATGAGAAATGTTTAGGACCTAAAGATCCAACAGAGGCTGGAAAGATTGCAATAATACATGATGCTGAAGGTAAAGAACGTGTCGTAGCAATGAGTGACTATTGATCACAATGGGCTTTAAGACCTATTCATGATCATTGTCTACGAATTCTACGTACGATACCAATGGATAGAACTTTTACCCAAGATCCTTTTAAAGAGTGAAAGGATGATGGAGAGAAATTCTGATCATTAGATCTTACTTCAGCAACAGATAGGTTCCCCCGTTTTGTCCAACATAAAATCTTAAAACAATTTTATGGTGATGACATAGCGGATGCATGAGAGGCAGTCTTAGTAGATCGTAACTATAACTACAATGGAACTAATTATAATTACAAGGTAGGACAGCCTATGGGATGTTACTCATCGTGAGCAGTGTTTGCACTAACTCATCATGTAGTAGTCCAATGGGCTGCCTATCTCTGTGGGTCAAAAGATTTTACTGATTATATACTCTTAGGTGATGATATTGTTATAAAGAACAATAAAATAGCCGTCAGATATATGCAATTAATGAAATCTTGAGGAGTTGGTATATCACCCCATAAAACGCATGTAAGTAAACATACGTATGAATTTGCGAAAAGGTGAATTCATCATGGAGTTGATATATCGCCTCTCCCTATGAAAGGGATTATGACTCACATCAATGAGCCAAAATCAGCTTTGATTTTGTTGCTCGATTGAGTGATTAAAACTAGCTTTACGGTCGATTACCTTTCTCTATACATAATAGTAAAGGAATCATATAAAAGATCGAAAGTTAAATCTCAGTGATTTACTGAGGAGTATCTAACGAAACTTTTATACGACTTTTGGATTGGTTTATCTTATGTGAAAAAGATTATCAGTCCAGAAACCTTAAGAGATTACTGGATAGCTAAAGGTTATCACGAAGATTTCGTCCCAAACGGTGATGAGGTCTTCTCTTTTACAAGAAGAATCACTTCTTATTGTTTAGGACGTCTGATCTCGAGTACTGTTGAGAGTTTAGAAAGTTATAGTGAGAGGTTCCTTTTCCAATTTAAAAAGGAATTCTTCAACAATAATATTCTATCTTCTCAACTCCCTATACATCCAATGTTCTACGCTCTTAGGAATACCTTAGAAAGTATTGATAAGAGAGTAGGAAAATTCGATGTTAAGGAGCACAGTACAGCCGAACTTACGGATTTAATCATCGTACCTGGAGTTAATGAAATAGTTCATTTAAAACGCCAAACACGGAGAGAAGTACAAGGTATTGATAAGCTTTGAAAAGAAGCTATCAAACCTCATCTTGTCTCCCAAATGGAGGATTTGTTCTGAGCTGGTATTGATACCATCTGAAGAGCAAATTCCAAAAAGGCGATCTACACCGCTTGAAATCGGTTTGAGGTCATTTGTTCTGGTAAGTATGATGCATGAAAAGAATCAAGAAGAAATTCTTAATACTTTAAAGATCA